ATTTAAAAAGAATTTAAAGAATTGTATTGCAATGCGATAAGGGGAGTAGTATTATAGTGACAGGTAAGTACGGATGCTTCGGCATCCTTATGTTTAGAAAACCGACTATTCCTAAAATCATAATTTTCTTAATACTTATTAAGGAATAGGGGAGAGGACATAATGTACTTACCAACAGGTAGGTACATTTTTTATTTTAAGGAGAATCCCCATGAAAACAACCAAGATAACCCAGACGAGGTTTATCAACGGCTCAGACGGACACGATACGGCAGCGGAATTCAACGAAGCGATGAGGGAACTTGCCAATCTGAATCCAAGGTTTGAGCGTGAAGGCAACTCGTTCTGGATTTTTTATTCCGTAATTACGGAAGAGCCGGAGTCTCTGGCAGAGAAGCATGAGATGGAAGGCGAGAAGGCACACTGCGAAGACTGTCCATACTTCATGAGGCCGATGAACAGAATGGGCCTTATCGATGGAAGGGCGAAGAGAGGCACATGCGGAAAGACCGGTCAGACGGAGCATATCAACAGCACAGCATGCGACTACTACTACACATTAGCGACAGCGGAAAGGAGAAGATTTAAGTGAAGAACAAGAGGATACGCAAGGCCATGACCGATGCAGAGATCTCTCAGGCAGAGCTAGCAGAAATTCTTAACAAGAGCACTGCTGAGATATCGATAGCTCTCACAAAGTATGAGCTTGCCGTGAAAGAGCAGAACGAGATCGTGGCCAGGATAAGAGAGTGGGATGCACAGAGAAGGAGAGCAATACCATGATGACACAGTATGAGATCACACACATGGAGAACCTGATGGTCAGGGATTCCTACTGGGATGATGACGAAGAAGATCCGTGAGGAAAGGAGAGCGTAAACATGTTAGAGAGAAGCTGCTTCCACATAGACAGAGAAGCACCTAAAACGCACAAGAATGGATGGTCGTTCTTCACATTTCATGCCAAGACCACAGTGCCAGGCTATGAAGCAATGACATTCAAAGCATGTGATTTGGCACACGCAGAGAAGCAGGCCAGAGCCTTCACAAAGAAGCATGGCGGAACAGTAATAGAAATCAAAGGAGCGTAAACATGGGTAAGCACGACAAGATGGAAACAAACTTTTCATGGAATCCGATGCCAGACGAATTCTACAAGGCAAGGATCGAGGCTCTTGAGAGAGAGGGAAAAGGCAAGGACAAAAAGATCGAGGCCCTTGAGCACGACATCGAGATGCTTAAGGGAATCATCGGAGAACTTAAGTCAGATATGGGCGATCTCATTCTTGAGAATCAGAGCCTGAGAGATGCGGTAGTAAGAGCAGCACTGAGAGAGGTGGAGTAATGAACCAGGGAGACAAGATCCTCAAGTATCTGAAGGACTTCGGCAGCATCACAGCTTATGAGGCTGTCATCGATCTCGGCATCACACAGCTTGCGGCAAGACTCTGTGAGCTGAAGGCAAGAGGATATGAGTTCGATAAGGAGATGCAGACCGGCAAGAACAGATACGGAGAAAGCACACACTACATCAGGTATTCACTGAAAGGAGAAGCGTGATGGACAGAAGAGAACTTATAGAAGGCCTCATCGCATGGGGCAGCTGGGCAGGAATCATATTTCTTATGTTCGTAGTGGGGTAGAGATATGGCAGAGTGGAGAGATGTACCAGGATGGGAAGGCCTGTATCAGGTAAGCGATGAAGGGCAAGTTAGGAGCCTTCAGCCACACAATTATATGAAGCTAAAGAAACAGTCAAACACTAAAGGCTATCGTGCATGCACCTTAAGTTATAAAGGCTGTAAAAGATTGGTGAAAGTTCACCGCATGGTAGCAGAAGCCTTCATACCAAATCCAGACTGCAAGCCGGACATTAATCATATCAATGGCATTAAGAGCGACAACAGGGCGAACAACCTTGAATGGGTTACTCCTAAAGAGAATACAAATCATGCAATCCGAACAGGACTTATGAAGGACCTGAGACAGGTAAGGAACGTCCCCATTATGGCTTTAGACAAAGTTTCCGGAGATGTTACGGAATATCGTTCTATTACAGAAGCGGCAACAGCATTAGGGATACAAAGAGTAACTATAACGAAACAGCTTAACATTAATGATCAGTATGGCAGAGATATTGCCAAAAGATATTACTTTTACGAACCATTGGAAGGAGAAATAAATGCCCAAGAAGATAATGAACACTAAAAAAGCCACTCATGACGAATGGCTCGCAGCCAGAAGGCTGGGTATTGGAGGATCGGATTGCGCTTGCCTGGTAAACATGAATCCGTACTCCGGACCATTAACACTGTACAGCAGAAAGCTCGGTCTTGTCAAGGAAGTAGAGGACAACGAGGCTATGAGACTCGGCAGAGACCTTGAGCAGTATGTAGCGGATCGCTTTATGGAAGCGACAGGCAAGAAGGTTATAAACGATAACCATATGTATCAGTCGGATGACCATCCATTCATGCTTGCTGATATAGACCGGAAGGTAGTGGGTGAGAACGCAGGCTTTGAAGCTAAAACTATGGGGAGCTTTAGCGGTTACAACATAGAAGCCGGAGAGATCCCATCTCACTACTACTGCCAGTGCCAGCACTACTGCGCTGTAATGAATTTTTCAAGGATGTATATAGGCATCCTTGTGCTTCAGAAAGGATTCTATTGGCACACGATTGAAAGAGACGATGATTTCATAGCGGCTCTTATAAAGGCTGAAGGAGACTTTTGGAATAACAATATAATCCCTAAGAAGATGCCTATGCCTGAAGGAGAGCCTGATCTGGAGGCATTGAAAGAAATATATCCGGAAGGCAGGAAAGATTCAGAAATAGCCATCTACGGACTTGATGCTCTGATTCGTGACTATAGGGCGTTTTCTGAACTTGAGAAGGAATACAAAGCCAAAGCGGAAAAAGTCAAAGCCATCGTGTGTTCCAAGCTCGGAGATTATGAGGTCGGAACCGGAGATGTTTATGGGTGCTCCTGGAAGAGCCAGAACAAGACAAGCATCGACACAAGCAGACTGAAGGCCGAAATGCCTGATGTCTATAAGAAGTATTCAACAGTCAGCAAATACAGAGTTTTCAGAACCAAAGAGATGAAGAAGAAGGAGAAATAGATATGGCAGCTAAAGCAGTAAAGGTTGGAGAAAAAGTTAGCGTTCCTGCTGCAACGCAGGCTCCGCAGATGACAATGAAAGACTGGATAGCCAGAAGCGAGAAGGCTATTGCAAAGGCCCTGCCGAGCACCATTACGGCGGAGAGATTCACCAGGATGGCAACGACAGCAGTCACAATGAATCCAGATCTGGGGGCCTGCACTCCTGCATCATTCATCGGTGCAATGCTGCAGGCAGCGGCTCTGGGCCTGGAGCCTAATACTCCTCTGGGGCAGGCGTATCTGATCCCTTATCCAAACTATAAGACAGGCGTTAAGGAAGCTCAGTTCCAGATCGGATACCGTGGTCTCATCGAGCTGGCACACAGGTCAGGAGACTTCAAGAGCATCGAGGCCCACGTGGTATATGAGAACGATGAGTTTGAGTATGAGCTGGGCCTTGAGCCTAAGCTGAAGCACAAGCCTGCCATGAAGAACAGAGGTAAGATCACCTGGGTATATGCCATTTATAAGCTGCAATCTGGCGGATATGGCTTCGAAGTAATGTCTGTAGAGGACATCAACGAGCACAGGAAGAAGTACAGTAAGGCGAAATCCGAGTCATCCCCTTGGAACAAATCATGGGATGCGATGGCCAAGAAAACTGTCATCAAGCAGGCCCTGAAATATGCGCCGCTTAAGTCGGAATTCGTCAAGGCAATGGTCAACGAGGATGTGACTCTCAACTTCAATGAGGAGCTGTCCGACACAGATGAGTTCGTTATTCCTGATGAGGATTCAAGATATGCCGAGGCTGTTGAGGCTGAGGCTGAGGTAGTAGCAGAGGAGAAGTAAAAAGTGGAAGATCGCACATACATAAAACTATTTAGGAAGATTCTCAAGTGGGGATGGTATGGCGATACAAACACTTTCCGAGTGTTCATGCACATTCTCCTGAAGGCTCAGTATAAGCCTACAGAATATCATGGCGTACTGATCAATTCAGGAGAGTGTGTCTTTGGACGCAAGGCATGGGCAAAGGAATTGGGGTTAAGTGAGCGTCAGGTGAGGACAGCGTTAGAACACCTAAAATCGACCAACGAAGTGACCATCACATCGACCAACAAATTTTCGGTTATACACGTTGTAAAATGGGAGTTTTGGCAAATTCACGATGGGTCATCGACCAACGATGCGACCAACGATTCCGCAAACGAGCGACCAGCAACCGACCAGCAACCGACCACATCTAAAGAAAGTAAGAAAGTAATAAATAAAAAAAATCATAGTAGTAGATGGGATGGTAAGAGGACT